GTGCCAAGTGCTACGAATGAAAACCATGCTCGCGTGACTTCCTTTATGCTCGGCGGTATGTAATGGCATTTACTTATGTTGACCCTTCATCTGGGAACAGAGACAAAGTTAGGTTTCTTATTCAAGATACAGTTAATACTGGGCATCTTTTAACAGACGAAGAAATTACTTTTCTTTTATCCGAGTGGGCAGATGTGTATGATGCGGCGGCCTCAGCCGCAGATATTTTAGCGGCTAAGTTCGCAGGACAAGCAGATTACTCAAAGTCGGTAGGTGATTTAAGTCTTAGCGAAACGCATTCAGCGCAAGTAGAGCGTTACCATCAAATAGGAACAAGCCTTCGCTTAATGCGCCAACGCCGATATACTCCAACTTGGGTGGCGAATTCAGATGCTCTCAAGAGTACAGCCGATAGAGATGTTGATACCTATAACACCGACGCTTATTTAGGACAGTTCGATAACCCTCGTGGTTCATCGGAGGGAACGAGCATTGAGTAAAACAGTATGGGAAGGTCCAACAGGAATCGACTTAGCCTTTTCAGAGATGATGCCGGATACGGTTATCTTCAACGCAGAACAGTCTAAAGATAAATACGGTAAGGCTACTTTCAGTGGAACAAATGTTTCGGCTCAAGGACGAGTTGTATTTGAAACTCGTTTGGTCAAGAACGAGATGGGCGAGGATGTATTAACTGGTGGTCGCGTTTATCTTTATGGCGACTATTCAACTATTACATTGGGACACAAAATAACTTTACCTAATGGCACCTCACCTGTAATTGTCACGGTCGAGTCTAAAAAAGATACCGCTGGAGTTCATCACTCAGTCGTCACCTTCGGAGTCTAAATGGCAAAGCCTCAGTTAGACATCGCAGGTATCGAATTTACGAACCTAGACCGCCTTAGAGAGGCGATTGCGATAGGTGGCAAGAAAGCCGCCAAAGAGGCCGCCAAACGCCTTAGAAACGAAGCACAAGAGGTTTTAGCCAAGTCTAGGGACCTTGTGCCAGTCGATACAGGTGCGCTCAAAGGTTCGGGTCGCGTTCGTCCTGAAGTAGGTGTTTATACCATTGGCGGTAATGCGGAAGTATGGATTACTTATGGCTCAACGGCGGTCGATTACGCTATTTATGTTCACGAAGATTTAAGTAAGTTCCATCCACACGGACAAGCCAAGTTTCTTGAAATACCTTTAGTACAACAGTCTTACGGATTAGTAGATAGAATCGCTGATAGAGTTGAACAAGTATTAAAAGATGAATTGGGGAAGGCATGATTCTCGAAGCACTAGGCGACCACTTAAATGGACAACTAAGCCTTACTCAAGGAACAAATCTTTTCCTTAGCAAGATGCCCGACACACCTGACTTATGTGTAACTCTGTATGAGTATGAAGGTTCGTTTCCAACAGAACACTTTGGCGGTAATCCTTACGATGTGGACCAACCTCGTATTCAAGTTGTATGTAGAGCATCACGAGATGATTACCCAACTGCTCGCGACAAAGTTCATGCGATAAGAGCGTTGTTAGCAGACCTTACGGACATCACGATTTCAACAACGAAGATATTGCGTGTCGCTTCACTTGGGGCTTACGTTCCTCTAGGCTTAGACGAAAGAGACAGACCTCGTATAGCCGCGAACTTCCAATGCTATGTGGAGAGATAGTGGATACAGCCGAGGCTCCTGTTGACAAGTATGGCAAAGGAGTAAATCGTGACGACTTCCCCAATTGCTGGCGATGCGGACGAATCCTTGCCGAGTACCTCACAGTCCCGTACTCGCTCAAGTGTTCGAGATGTAAAGCCAACAACCAACACACTTAAATCACAACTAAAGGATTTAATTGCTAATCCTAAACAGTTAGGTCCGACAGAATGTTACATAGGACAAATACTTAAGTTACTAGATAAAGAAACTTCTGAACTTCTTAATACTGCGCTCAACGATAAACGAATCCGCCATGTCGATTTGTTAAGACTCTGCGCCCAAGAAGGCTACAAAATGTCTGAGGCAACTATGAGAAGACATCGTAGCGGCGGTTGTAGGTGTCTGAGATGAGTTTCCAAGACCGATTAAAAAACTTGGTTAATGGAACAGAAGGAAAGGAAATAGAACTTCCAAAAAGGGAACGTGAGGCTCAATGGCGTCCCGGAGTTCAATGGAAAGGTGACGAAGGTGAAGTCACAACTGCCGCTATGTTCGTTGACCAACACCCCGACTGGAATGCTGTTTTAGAAGTATGGGATTTAGACCCAACTAAGTTTGCTGTTATTGAGCCTGTTCTATTTAACGCTTGGGATGCGGCGATGGGTAATGGCGAAACAAAACGAATGCGCCAATACAAAGCCAAAGTCGTTAGGCGCAAACCTGAAAACTTATTTGATATTGAACAACTGCGCGAAGAAATAAAGAAACATAAACCAAGCAAAGTTAAACCATTACTTGGTGAAGGTGTCTTTAATGTCGTTCTCGCAGACTGGCAGATAGGTAAGCCCGAAGGTGGCGGTTCTCAAGCAACAGCCAAACGAGTATTAGATGCTATCTCTGATGTTCTACTTCGAGTAAAAGAACTTAAAAAAATGGGTCGCTCTATTGGAACTCTACAAATCCTTTGGACTGGCGATTCAGTTGAAGGTTGTTTAGGTCATTATGAACAACAAACTTTTGCTGTTGATTTAGATAGACGCGCTCAAATAAACGCGGTTAGAACTTTATTATTGGAAGCACTTCGTCAATGGTCGCCTCATTTTAACGAAGTAAAGATTTGTGCGGTTGGAGGTAATCATGGCGAGAATCGTTCGACAAAAGGAAAGTCCTTCACAACCCTTGCCGACAATGATGACCTTCTTGTTATTGACCAAGTACGAGACGCGTTGGAGTTTAACAAAGACACTTACGGTCATGTTAAAACTTTTATTGCTCCTGACCATCTTAATCTCACCGTTGATACTTGTGGTTGGATTCTTGGTCTTACTCATGGTCATGTAGCCAAAGAAACAGGAACCGCTGAAGTAAGGATGAAGCGTTGGTTAGAACGCATGGCATTGGGACGACAACCAATAGGTGACTGCGATTTACTTATTTCAGGACACTACCACCACTTAAGACAAGCGGACTGGGGAAGCGTTCAATGGCTTCAAGCCCCAGCACTAGACGGAGGCTCAGAATGGTTCAGACAAATAAGAGGCGAACAAAGTCAGCCGGGAGTTCTAACATTTCTGACGTATCCCGAAACGAAAGTCAAGGACTTACAGATTCTATGATTACGCCTCAAGAGATAGCAGACCACGCAGTTCGCCTTGTTAGCGGAGATAGACAAAACGACTACGGACATCCGCTCGATGACTTTAGTCGCGCCGGAAAGATATGGGAAGCCATTTTAGGAATTCCTGTAAGTGCTGAACAAGTAGCCCTTTGTATGGTCGGAGTTAAAATTGCTCGCGAAGTCAATAGGCAGAAACTCGACAACACGGTAGATGGAATTGGCTACTTCTTAACTCTTAGCATGGTCCAACAAGAACGCGCCGAACGTCAGAGGTTAAATGGGCAAACAGCGTGATACGCTTCATCTTGAACGTGTCCTTAGAGACCCCAACCGTTGTCGTGACCATTGAGTCCTAGCGGAACTGGGGTCGTGCTTGCCTGAAGGAGGCAGTAATGGCTCAGTACCGCGCACTGGTTGGAATTGATTATCCGCCAAACAAACGCGTTGAAGCCGGCGAAGTTGTTTCTGACTTACCGGGCAACGCAATTAAGTGGCTCCTTGAAAGCAACCTCATTGAGTCGCCCGACGCAAAGAAAACTTCCAAAGAAGAACCTAAGGCCGAACCTGTAACTAAAATTGACTTAACTGATGGCATTAGTGCCGAAGAAGAGAAAGTTATTTTAGAAACCGCTGAAAAGATTGAACAGGAGAAAGCCTAATGCCTACATTTCGTCATGGTAAAAATACCATCGCCATGCTCAATGAATTTGACTTAACAAGTTTCTTCAACTCGGTATCTTCAAGTAACGAAGTAGAAGTTCCTGAAACAACAACTTTTGGTTCGACATCAAGAACCTTTATTACTGGAATCAAAGAAGGCTCAGTAGCACTCGAAGGTCTATTTACTGGTGTGGCTAATGAAGTAGATGCCTTTTTTAACTCAGCAGTAAGTTCAGATACCAACATCGTTTCAACTGTAGGACCTGAGGGTGCCGCAGTTGGACGACGAGCAGTCCTTCTTAACGCAAACGAAACTTCCTACGAAGTCACAGGTGGCATTGGTGACCTAGTAGCCATCACAGCAGAACTTCAAGCATCAGGAACAACTGGTGGTCTTGATAGAGGAGTTCTACTAGCCGCTCAAGCAACAATTTCTGCTTCGGCTGATAACAAGTGTGGACAACGCCGCTTCTAGCGCAAACGGTGGAGTTGGTCACTTACACGTTACGACTAACAGTCGTGATGGTGCGTGTACTATCAAAATCCAGCATTCGGCTGATAACTCAACTTTTGCTGATTTGATTACATTCACAAATACAACCGCCAGCACAGTGACTTCTCAAAGAACAGAGGTCGCCGCTGGCACAACAGTAAATCGTTACTTACGCGCAAACGTAACGACCTTTGGTGGGTCAACCGGCTCACTAATCATCACCGTTGGATTCGCAAGGAGATAAAACGATGCCAACATTTCGTCACGGAAAAAACTCCGTATTCAAAATCGACGACTCAGGTGGAACGCTAAGAGATATCAGTAACACCCTGAACTCTGTTTCGTTTCCTCGCGAAGTCGAAACGCTAGAGACAACCTCGTTCGGCTCATCAAGCC